ATACCGGTTGCCGCATGAGCCGACAGACTTCGGCATGGATGTCAGTTCGTTAGTCCAGTCGATGACGCGCGGCCTTGCTACGCAGCCGTGGGCAGGCACAGATCAGGTGCTTGAGATGGGTAGGAAGTATGGCCCACGCGACAGGCTGGCTGCTATCGCTGCACGCATGGCGTTCTGGAACTGTTTCGAGTGGGATGAGATCGACTTCATGCTGCCACCTGCTCTGCCAGCAAACTTCCTGCTGAAGCAAGAGATCGTCGGCTGCATGGGGTTCGAGCGTGCTAACCGACGGTATTTCATTGAGGAGGATGCGTATTACCTGTACACCGGCTTCGCCCGTGAATGTATAACACCCGGTGGCAGAGCGTTCCACGGCCATGTCAGCTACCAGCCACGCAACAGCGGCCTGTTCTCCATCATTGAGAACATTGTTGCTGCGGCCATTGATGCCGAGTTAAAGGGCTATCGACTGCGGGTCGATCTGTCCGGCAACTGGTGGTCGTATGACGAGCCGTTCGAGGAGATCTTTGCCGACGTCTTTGAGTTCACCAAAGGCAATCTGCCGATGCTTCGGTTTGAGGATATGCGGGATCGGATGCTGCACCCTACATCGGAAGTGGCAAGCGAGATTGCCTGTTTGAAAGAGGGCTGGTATCGGGAAATAAACTTTGCCATCAACGAGTACGTTGACACGGGCTACTCTGCCGAGCCTGATGTCGGCACGATCTTCATGCGTGGCGGGGACAAGCTGCAAACAGAAACCATCATGCCGCCCGCTGGCCTGATATGGCGGGAACTAAACTGGATGAGCCGGTTCGTGCGGCGCAGGCACCTGCTGTCAGACGATCCAACCATCGGCAACATGATCGCAAGCGGCGACCCGACTGTAATAGATCGGTCAAACCAACTCGAGGGCGGGTATCATCACTTGCCCAACCGCAAGCTGTCCTGTATTCCTATCCTCCAGAACTATGTGGCGATGACCGAGGCCAAGGTCAACTTCTCTTGCCCGTCTGCCAACCTGGTTAACGCGGCGCAGTGGAGTCGGAACGATACAGAGAACTGGAGCCTTGCCAACCCTGTCTATAGGTACCTGTTGATATGAGCTACGAGTTTGCTATGCACATACCGCTGATCGGCGGTGCGTTGATCGGCATGGGATTGATGTTGCTGATCGCATTGGTTGCATTTGTTGCGTTATTTTGGGGAGATGAAGAATGAATCTAAGTTTAGAAAAGATCCGGCTTGATGGTGGCACACAATCACGGGTCAAGATCGACGACAACCTAGTCGCCGAGTATGCGGAGATGATGCAGGCGGGTGTCGAATTTCCGCCAGTTGTAGTGTTTTACGACGGTACTGACTACTGGCTTTCCGACGGCTTCCACCGCTACTACGCACGCAAGCGGATCAAAGCGCCGGGTATCAAGACCGATCAGCGCGACGGCACGGTGCGGGACGCAATCCTGTTTGGCATTAGCGCCAACAACAATCACGGCAAGCGGCCAACCAACCAAGACAAGCGCAAAGGCGTGATCACTATCCTGATGGATATTGAATGGCAGGATATGTCTGATCGACAGATCGCCCAGATTTGCGGCGTGTCGCATACCTACGTTGGACAGCTACGCAAAGAGCTGAAGAGTGGCAACGTTGCCACTAAGCAAAAGCCGCGCCAACCCAAGCAGCAGAAGCTTGCCGATCCGGTGGCAGAGTTTGACGAGCGTGAGCTACAGCGTGAGACCATGCAGGCGGCGGTTAACCAGTTGCGTGAAGAGAACGAGGAGTTGCAGGACAAGCTGGCTGTTGCGATGGCGGCAAGCACAGATGACATACAGAAAGAAAAAGCAGAGTCAGTCATCAAAGATTTACGCGCACAAATTCGTATGCTTGAAATAGAATTAAAGGCCGTGACTATTAGCCGCGATCAGTTCCAAGCAGAGAACGCGCAGCTAATGAAACAAGTTGCGATGTTGCAGAAGAAGTTGAAAAAGCTCGAAGCAAATTAACAATCAACCCCAAGCCAGCGGGTGTGCTGGCAGTTAAGGAGAGTTATGTCGTTGAATCTTCGCTCGTATCAAGAGCAGACGTTGATCGCCCTGCGAGAAGGCTTTGCAAAAGGGAAGAGGGCGCAAATACTTTATGCCCCTACTGGGGCTGGCAAGACAGAGATGGCAATCGAGCTGATGCGAGCTACGAAAGCCAAAGGCAACAAAGCCGCCATGCTTCTCGATCGTGTTGTGCTGTGCGATCAAACATCACGCAGACTAGAGAAGTACAGCATCGACCACGGCGTTATGCAAGCTGGTCACTGGCGTTACCGACCATACGAAAACATCCAAGTCTGTTCCGCACAGACGCTGGAGCGTCGCGGCTCATTCCCAGGTCTGAATCTTCTGATCGTTGACGAAGCGCACCAGACGCGTGAGCAGACGATGGAGTTCATCAAGAACAACCCTGACATTCGTGTGATCGGGTTGACTGCCACGCCATTTACAAAAGGGCTTGGCAAAGTTTACGACAACGTGGTCAGCACCGTTACCACCAAGCAATTAGTCGACGACAAGATTCTTGTACCGCTGCGCGTGTTCATCGCAAAAGAAATCGATATGTCTGGCGCGAAAAAGGTGGCTGGCGAGTGGAGCCAGTCCGAGGCATCCGAGCGTGGCATGAAGATCACTGGCGATGTTGTTGCGGAGTGGATCAAGAAAACGCACGAAGTATTTGGTCAGCCTCGCAAGACCATCGTGTTCGCCAGTGGTGTAGATCACGGCGCACACCTTGCACGCAAGTTTCAGGATCATGGACACAACTTCATTTGCATCAGCTACAAAGATGACGATGAGTGGAAGAAGCAGGTCATCGAGGACTTTGCCAAACCCAACTCTAATATTGTTGGCTTGATCGCGACTGACATTTTGACCAAAGGGTTTGATGTGCCTGATGTAATGATCGGTGTGTCGGCGCGGCCATTCTCGAAGAGCCTGTCATCCCACATCCAACAGATGGGGCGCGTGATGCGTGGTTGCGAGGGCAAAGAGTTCGCAGTATGGCTGGATCATGGCGGCAATTACTTGCGATTCCGCGAGGATTGGGATGAAGTATTCGAGCAGGGTGTTGACGAGCTTGACGAGGGCAAAGAGAAAGCCAAGCGCGAACCGAGCGACAGAGAGAAAGAAGCCAGCAAGTGCCCGAAGTGCAGCGCGTTGTGGCCGTCTGCCAGTGACACCTGCTACAACTGCGGCCACGTTCGTGAGCGTAAGAACAAAGTGTTTTCTGTTCAAGGCGAGATGGTTGAGTTGTCTGGCACCCCCTCGCGTGAAAGTAAGCAGCAGTTCTGGAATCAAATGGTCTGGCTCATGCGTTATCAAGGTTGGAGCAAAGGCCGAGCATCGCATACCTACAAGGACAAGTTTGGTGTCTGGCCAAAAGGGTTGAGTGACAACACGCCGCAAGCGGTAGAGCTGGAGACCAAGCGATTCATCGACAGGAAGTTAAAACAATTTTTAAAGTCCATCGGGAGGGCATAATGGATTTCGTTTCTTTTGCCCGATCACACGGGATCATCATCAATGACTTGCCACCCATCGGTGTCTGGAAGCGTTACCCAACAGAAGATCATCCAAAGAAGCGCAACGGAGCGGTCAAGTACATGGGCACGCATGGGTTTGTCCAGAACCATGCAACCAGCACAATCGTATCGCTGTGGAAACCAGAGTCTAGTGAGCGCAACAACTTGAACATACGATCAATCGTCATTAGTCAGGCACAGGCAGAGCAGCAGCGTCAGAAGCTGGCAACCGAGGCTGTAGGAAAGGCCGTAAGAATGTTGAACGCCAGCGGATACCGAACTCACCCTTACCTACAAAGAAAGGGTTTCGACGACGAGCAGGGCAGCGTGCTGAACATTGAGAATGTGCCAGTGCTTTTGATCCCCATGCGCTGCGGCAAAAGCCTGGTAGGGGTGCAGCAGATTTGGGAGGATGGCACCAAGAAGTTTTTGTACGGCCAGCGCACCAGCGGAGCCACCTTTACCTTCGACAACAAGGGCATCAACATTGTGTGCGAGGGATATGCCACGGCGTTATCCGTTCGCTCTGCGATGAAACAACTGAAGCGGCGATACACAATTCATGTTTGCTTTTCGGCTGGCAATATGGTCAAGGTGGCGGCAGGTCTGGAGTCTGGCCTAGTGGTTGCCGACAATGATGCGAGTGGCACAGGGCAACAAGCGGCGGCAGAGATTGGCTGGCCGATCTGGATATCAGATCAGCAGGGTGAAGATGCCAACGACTACCACCGCCGTCTTGGGTTGTTCGCGCTCTCGCAAAGCCTCACCCATTCAATGCTCGACATCGGTACGCGCTGGCATGGCTAGTGTCAGATCGCCATGCGTATACGGCTGGATGGTGGCGAGGGACTGCATGATTTCCACGCCCAGCGCAAGGCAGCGTTCACCCTCGCCGCTGTAGTCTGTAATAACCCTGACCTGACCGTCATCATTCTCGATCAGGTACAGGGTGAACATTCTCTGGCTAGTCATCCTCGCACTCTATCAGTTCTTCGGGATCGTCGAATAACATATCTGCAACGTCTTGGATGAAGTCCCAATTGATGCCGATGTTTGCATCATGTTTCCGATCTATTGCGTGCAGCACTTCGCGCGCCTGATCGTCTGTTAGATATGGTCTTTCTCCCTGTACATCCTCAATGCTCCACCAGCTTGCTAACCAGTCTGGGCTAAACAGTCGGGCAATATTGGCATGAGCCTCTGTTTCAGTTACGTGGTCTGGTATTTGTACGGTAATGGTTTTCATCGTCTGATCTCCTAAATGGTTGCTTGATAGTCAAAATCGTTTTCGTCCAAGACTTCAAAGTACATGCCTTCTGGCGCGGGTATTTCTGTAATTAAATAACCCATGCGGTTTACAAAGTGATAGCCATTGGCAACTATGGTTTTGCCGTCACAATCAAGCACAGTCCAAATACGATCAGGCGCGAGTTCGTGTACTAGTTTTATGTGATCGTGTTCTTTACCGTAAGTTTCAAACATGCAACCATCATATGAAGCATTGCCGTCGAATGGATTTTGTTGTGGTTGATACCAGCGAAAAAATTCGTCGTCAGTTAATGTAAATGTGTTCATTGTTTAATCCCCTATTTGATTGTCCAACCCATCGCCTTGATAACGCGGCGAAGGCTATTCTCTGGATACATACTAGCGGTAATGCTGACGGTCTTATCTTTGTGGCTCACCCTTACAACTGTGCCGCTGCGCGGGATCATCCAAGTGCCGCCATCTTTAATTTGACTGAACATCGCTTCAGTCCAGCGCACAGAATTTGCCATGCCATCCTGCGTATCAATATCAAAGTTCATCGCTCACCCTTTCTATAAATCGTTGGCTACTTCATCGGGCGTGTTGCACACATACCGAATGACTTCAGCGCGAAACGACGATTGCTTTTCGTAGTCTTGCACTATCGTTTCCATCGCCTCGCGGTTTTCCGCAGTCCACAAAAATCGCTCATGGCAATTCTGTGGATGGGAATAAAACCTGACATAAAAAAGTTTATTCATAACTCCCCTTTCGTTGTGAACTCACGCATACAAACTCACCCATACTCACTCACCCATACTCTGCCGATCCGATCCAGTGCGATCTCGTTATCAAATTAACATCAATTGCTGGTGTTGCTGCCAGTGCTATTAGTGCTGGCACTGCTAGTGCTGCCTGTACTGGTGCCTCTGCCTCTGGTGCCTCTGATGCTGGCGCATCAGGATCGGCACTGTATAGACGTAAAAAAGCCAGTGCGCCATTGCTGGCAGCACTGGCTGGCTTTAGTCACAAAGAATCATACATTTCGTCAGCAAGCATCAGCATGGCATCATCTGCGCTGATCAATTCGCTGGCGAGATCAGCCAGCAGATCGTCAACGATCCGATAATCGAGTTTGCGAGGATTCAAGTGCTTTGCCATTAGATGCGGATCATCTGGGAAAGCATACTCAGCCACTATTTCGATCAATTCGCGAGTGTGTCCGTATTGAGCATCCAGCAGCGCAGCAGATAGATAATCTGTCAAATCATCATGGGCACTCGAATAGCTGGCAGTGGAATAGTAGCTGCCTCTGTATCTCTGCCAGTCATCAGGATCAGGATCGCGAGGATCACGCGCCACTGGCAGACTATCCCAGTCAACACGCGCAGCAGCAGCAGCTAGCATATTGAAATACAGAATGTTCAATGATTCGTTTACCGTGTGTTCATTTGAATAGCCGATGCTGATATTTGTACACTCTGGGATCAGATCGATAAACTCGGCGGTATCTGTATAAACACCAGTGTCATCATTCAAGTGCATCAGGTTTTGGTCATACGATCCCAGCGAATCGCACAATGCCTGTCCGAAAGCATCAGAGCAGCATCGGCCCCAGCCTTGATGCGTGATAACAGAATCAATACCGCGACGATCAAAAGCGATTGCGCGATCAAACTGGCGCAGTAGATCGGGCTTATTCTTTGCCAGCCATGTCGCGCCGATTCCACCCTTTTCCTCGCCAACAGTAAAAACATAATACGCTGGCACGCCAGAATGTATTAAGTGCATCAGCATGGCGCACCCAGCACCATCATCAGCACCTAAAACATCGCCATCAGCGTGCCAGTGCGTGCGTGTTTTTTTGATGCGATTTTTGCCAGACTTGTTATGCACAGTGTCAACGTGTGCGACAAATAACGTGCGATTGCCATCCTCTGCGCGAGTGTCAACGTGCAAATTTCCGCAAGCATCAAATTCGGCGCAGATACCATCCGGCAGATTGTCAGCCAGCCAGCGCGAAAATTTCGCGGTAGCTGCTGCGCCATGCGGTCTTTTGATCGACAGTGCGCGATCAAGTGTCTTATGTAAGATGATCATGCTGCTGCCTCGCTTTCGTTGTCAGTGCGTAATGTATAGGTGCCATCATCCAGCAACACGCAATCATCAATGTGCTGGTGTTGATCGTCATCCTCGCAATAGACCGCATAAGTGCAATCTGACTGTACCCACTCATCGCGCAGTGCAAGATACAAGGCATCATCTTGATGCTCATGGGTTTCGGTATCATCGCAATACACAATGCCGTTTTCGCTCATGTATCTGTCAACGTACCATGTGCTGCGCGATTCGACGTAAGTGCAATCGTTAGTATGTTCATAATACTCATTGCCATTTGCGCCGATAGCATTGACATAATCGCCAGCGCAGCTATCGCAGACTAAACGATCTTCGTATCTACCGGCCCATGTGTGACTGCCATTATTCATGTTGATTCGCGCGTCACAATCCTCGCAGTGTGAATGATCTTCGTTATCATCCAGATACCCATCTGTGTTGGTGCAGGAAAAATCGCCACACTCTGTAATCAGCAGATACCCATCGCGCGAATCGACGGCCTGAGTATCGCCATCAATATAGGGCGCAGACCAGCCACCATCTGGGTGCGCCACTTTCGCCAGACGCAAGCCAGACCAGCCATCGCTGTACTGATACCCTTGCGATTCAAGCCAGCTATTCAGCGCGTTATCATTTTGAGAATGACCGCGATTATTTTCGATTGCGCCGAATGATCGAACAAAGGATTTGCTTTGCTCATTGACCAGCGCGCGCGCCATTACTTGCCCATTTTCTAGGCGCACTGCTAGTCCCCAGCCAAATTTGGGATCGTAGCAGCGATAAGGGTGCCAGCTACCAGCTTGCCAATTTCGGCGCACCATACAGCTAGTAGGCGATTCAGCCAGCCATTCGAGCATTTGTTCCATTTCATGCGAAATCGCAAATTGATGATTGCCAAATTTCGCGCAGATATCTCGGATTAAGTGCGATTGCAGTGCTGGAAAATGCTCTGTTATGTATTTTGAAATGCTTGTTACAGTCTGACGATCAGCGAACCCATGATCGACGTTTCGCGTATAAGCCAGACGCGCAGCATCTTTAATCGACACATGCGGCCATTGCAGCACCAGCAAATGCCAATCAGCAGGTGCAGCGATCAATACAGATTCGCGGATCGCTGGGTGCAATGGATAGCGGTTTTGTTCGCGATGGTGCCATAAGTGATCAGCGCTGGGATGGTAGCGCAGCACTTGCGCCAGTGTGTCCATCCAATCGAGGCGATTTTTTCCGCAATAGTCATAGTTACTCATTTGGAATCCCCTCGCGCTCGATCAGTGCCAGCGCAGCAATACCCAGCGAAAAGACTGCCAGCAAAAAGCCACTGCCAGCATCTAATTGTCCGACACAAGCCATTGCGATGATCGCGCCAGTGTTTATGAACATACCGGCAGCAATGCCAGCTAATATCGTTTTTCCCATGATCTGCCTCACAATGTCTGTTGTTCTACGTTGATCGAATAACCCAGTGCCTTGATTGTTTCGAGTGCGTGCGCTGGCAGTGTTTTGAAGCCAGCCAGACGCGCCAGCAGCAGTGCCTTTTCACACACTGGATAGACAACACGCAGACCGTATTGCCCAGTGATTCGTACAGTAATTTCCATAATTTCCCCTATTATCAAAAGAAAAACACGCGCAATTACGCGCCCCTAGATGCTGCCAGTGATAGATGCAATATGCTAATTGGGATTATGTATTGCATCCCAGGATGCGATAGTAGTGCTATCAATCCCAGGATTTTGATAGATTCTGGCTTTGTTCTGGTATATTCGCGCCATCAGCGAGCAAAGCGAGCAGCAGTTCAATATGAAAACACCCAGCAGAAAACAAGTTAAGGCAGCTATACAGCAGAGAGGCATAGAAGGCGCAATGATGGTGCCAAAAGGCACATTGACTACAAGGCAGCGTAGATTCGCAGAGGCAGTAGCAGCAGGGGAAACAGGCGCAGCAGCTTATCGGGCAGCGTATAACACCAAAGCCAGCCCGCACTCGCAGAGCAACGATGCAACACGCCTAAAAAGGCATCCAGTTATCAGCCAGCAAATAGATGCCCTGAAGCTGGCAAATGAGGCGATGAAATACGCCGATGCTGCATCAATAAGGCAATTAGTAATTCAATCGCTGATTCAGACCGTAATTGATCCAGACGTTAAACACGCGACGAAAGTGCAAGCTGCGAAAGTGCTGGGCAATGTAACCGAGATCGCAGCATTTACAGAGAGAAAAGAAATTTCCCATGTGCAAGGCAGTGGCGCGATCCGCGATCAGATCATGGATCAATTAAAGACTGTGATCCTGTCATCTGGCGATGTTGAAACGATTGATGCTGATCGATTGCTCAGCGAATTAGCTGCCGATCCTGAAAAGGCAGACAGTAAAAATGCGGATGATGGCGAGGGTACGGGCGGGGCGGGGGGCCAAATGTCAAATGAGCCTCACCCGCGCAGTTTACATAGTAATCCCCACAAACAATCCCAAGAAGAATTCAATGACCTCGCTTTCCTAGCCCTCAACACAGAAACACCCCCCTTGTCTCCAGAAACGCCTACCCCCGGGGGGGATATTTTTGGCGAAAAACCATAGTTGCCATTTTGATAGTGTAAACGTTTACACACAGCAAGTTTTATGCCAGATGTTTTGATAAATAGAGAAATGGTAATGCGTCGGCGGGAGAGGACGTATGAGGAGTGTATGGAGGTAGGGATGACGCCGGTGCAGAAGGAAGTGTTTTTGGTGATAGATGAGTGGTGGCGGAGGTATGGGTTTGGGCCGTCGATCCGGGATATATGCCGGATACGAGGAAAGGGTGGGATGGGGAATACGAGTGAGATTATTGAGCGGCTGGTGAAGTTGGGTGTGGTGAAGCGGTTGAAGGGAAGTGGGAGAAGTGTTCGGCCGGTGTATATACAGTTTAGGAATCTGGAATGAATAGAGACGAGCAGTTGTTGTTGGAGGCGTTCCAGATGCTCTACCAGGTGTATAAGGAGCAAAAGTCTGGGCGGAAGTATTTTCGGCCGGTGAGTATTTATCCTATTTTGGCGAAGATACAGAAGCGGTTGGATAAGCCTGTGCGGCAGGAGGCGATGTCGATAGTGGCGATGCGAGAGAAGGCGAACTGTCCGTGGACTTGAGTGAGTTGATAGGCAAGTTGCCTGCGGCGGAGCAGGAGAAACTGCTGGAGCAGGTGGGGCAGTATCGGGACGCGCTCGTGCGGGAGAAGGCGCAGCAGTCGTTCATGGCCTTTGTGAAAGAGATGTGGCCGGGGTTTATACATGGCCGACATCATGCGTTGATGGCAAAGAAGTTTGAGGAGATCGCGCAGGGGAAGTTGAAGCGGCTGATCATCAACATGCCGCCGCGACATACGAAAAGTGAGTTTGCTTCCTATCTGTTGCCTGCGTGGTTCTTGGGGAAGAACCCACAGAAGAAGGTAATCCAGACGTCGAACACGGCTGAACTGGCAGTGGGGTTTGGTCGGAAGGTTAGGAACCTGGTGGATAGCGAGCAGTACGGGAAAATCTTCCCGAATGTCGGGCTGCGGGTGGATTCGAAAGCGGCTGGCCGGTGGGCGACAAGTCACGGCGGGGATTACTTTGCGATTGGTGTGGGCGGTACTGTCACCGGTAAGGGTGCAGACCTACTGATTATTGATGACCCGCACTCGGAACAAGAGGCGAGGCTAGCGCAGGGTGACCCGACGGTCTTTGATTCTGTGTATGAGTGGTATACGTCAGGTCCACGGCAACGTTTACAGCCGGGCGGGGCGATTATTGTGGTGATGACGCGCTGGTCGGATAAGGATTTGACTGGCCGCGTGCTGAAATCTGACTCAACAGAGTGGGAAGTGATTGAGTTACCGGCCATTTTGCCGTCGGGAAATAGCCTCTGGCCTGAGTTCTGGGCGCTAGATGAGCTGTTGGCGCTGAAAGAAGAGCTTCCTGTCTACAAATGGAACGCTCAGTACCAGCAAAAGCCCACGGGTGAAGAGGGTGCGCTGGTAAAAAGGGACTGGTGGCAGGTGTATGAGGGGGATAGAGCGCCGCCATGCGAGTTCATCATCCAAAGTTGGGACACTGCGTACACAAAAAACCAGCGGAGTGACTATTCTGCGTGTACGACGTGGGGTGTGTTTCACCGGGATGAGGACGAGAACGATGTAAACATCATTTTGCTGGACGCTTGGAAGGGAAAAGTGGAGTTTCCTGACCTAAAGCAGAAGGCAAAGGAGCTGTATGACGAATGGCAGCCGGATTCCTGCATTATTGAAGCAAAAGCGGCGGGGGCACCCCTGATATTTGAGCTAAGACGGATGGGTGTGATGGTTTCTGACTTCACACCGACCCGTGGCAACGATAAGTTCGTGCGTTTGAACAGCGTTACAGACCTATTTTCTTCCGGTAAAGTGTGGGCACCAGATACCCGGTGGGCGTCGGAGGTGATCGAGGAGTTTGCGAGGTTCCCGAACGCCGAACACGATGACTTAGTGGATTCCGGGGTACAGGCATTGATGAGATTTCGACAGGGCGGCTTCCTGCGTCTGGGTTCAGACGAGGAAGATGAGCCTATGGGCTTGCAGCGCAAGCGGGTTTACTATTAATTATTATGCTGACTGAAAAATTTGACGATCTGACGGCATTTGCTTCCTGGTGGTTGGGATCCCGTTCGCTTCGTCCGCCGCCAGATGCAATCACCGTGTACGGAAACATGACCGGCGTGTGCCTTTTCCGAGATGGTTGCTATCAGGTGCAAATGTTTACAGCGCAGCCGGACTCGGAAGCGCCATCCCACATACATCCAAACGTCGACAGCTATGAATTGTTGCTGTCTGGGGATTTGGATTTTGTAATCAACGGGGTTGTGTACTCGCATCGAGATGCAGGCGAAAACAGAACGCCAGTTCGAATATTTCCAAGCTATTGGCATGAAGGCACGACCGGACCTTTGGGCGGTTCGTTCCTATCTATTCAAAAATGGCTTAATGACACGCCACCAACTTGCGTAGGTCGAGATTGGCTGGACGTTAACGGTGTTACACAAGGCAATTGTCTTGGCAGACTAGAGGAATAAACATGGCTACAAATATTGATAAGGCGCTGTATCAGTTGCCTGCTGGCATGGACGAAGAGGTGCTGGATGCCGAGCCAATTGAAATTGAGATCGAGGATCCAGAGTCCGTATCTATCGGGATCGGTGGTCTGGAGATTGAGATTGAACCGGGCAAGATGGATGACGAGTTCAGCGCTAACTTGGCTGAAGAGATGTCGGATTCGGAACTGCAAAGTCTGGCCGGTGATCTGCTAGGCGACTTTCAGGATGACATCGACGCCAGAAAAGACTGGATGAAGACGTATGTCGACGGCCTCGAGCTGCTCGGCATGAAGATCGAAGAGCGGTCAGAACCGTGGGAAGGTGCCTGCGGTGTGTACCACCCCCTGCTGTCAGAAGCGCTGGTGAAGTTCCAAGCCGAGACGATCATGGAAACGTTTCCGGCCAGCGGCCCTGTCAAGACCAAGATCATCGGCAAAGAAACGCCGGAGAAGCGGGACTCTGCGGAGCGCGTTCGGGACGATATGAACTACCAGTTGACGGAAGTCATGACCGAGTACCGGCCTGAACATGAGCGCATGTTGTGGGGCTTGGGTCTAGCAGGTAATGCGTTTAAGAAGGTGTACTTCGATCCGTCGCTTGCTCGGCAGGTATCGGTATTCGTACCGGCTGAAGACGTGGTTGTTCCCTACGGCGCAAGCAATCTGGAGTCATCCCCACGTGTGACGCATGTCATGCGTAAGACCAAGAATGATCTGCGTCGGCTGATGGTGGCTGGCTTCTATCTTGATATTGACCTGCCCGAGCCAGAGAATGCGCTGGATGATATTGAGAAAGAGATTGCGGAGAAGATGGGCTTCCGCGCTACCACGGATGATCGGTACAAGATTCTTGAAATGCAGGTGTATCTGGATCTGCCGGGGTACGAGGATGAGGACGAGGACGGCGAGAAGACAGGGATCGGACTGCCATACATTGTAACTATCGAAAAAACTTCCCAAGAGGTTTTATCTATTAGGCGCAACTGGCGACCAGACGACGACACGTATCAAAAGAGGAACCATTTTGTTCACTACCCATATATCCCCGGCTTTGGATTCTATGCCTTCGGTCTTATTCATCTTATCGGTGCTTTCGCTAAGTCTGGTACTTCTATTATTCGTCAGCTTGTTGATGCTGGGACTTTATCGAATCTGCCGGGAGGTCTTAAAACCAAAGGTATGCGGGTCAAAGGAGATGACACTCCAATTGCACCCGGCGAGTTCCGAGATGTGGACGTTGCCGCCGGAACGATCCGCGACAACATTCTTCCGCTTCCGTACAAAGAGCCGAGCCAAGTTCTTCTAGGCTTGATGAATCAGATCGTTGAGGAAGGTCGCCGATTTGCTGCGGCGGCAGACCTCAAGATCGCCGACATGTCGGCCAACTCTCCGGTCGGCACGACGCTGGCTATTCTGGAGCGCACGCTTAAGGTGATGTCGGCAGTGCAAGCGCGTATCCACTACGCGATGAAGCAGGAGTTGAAGCTGCTGAAGGACATCATCCGCGACTACACGCCGGACGAGTACGACTATCAGCCGGTGGAAGGTACGCCGCGTGCCAAGAAGTCGGACTACGACGACGTGGATGTGATCCCGGTGTCCGATCCTAACTCGGCCACGATGGCACAGAAGGTTGTGCAGTACCAGGCTGTGATGCAGATGGCGCAGGCCAACCCACAGATTTACGACATGGTGGAGCTAAACCGGCAGATGCTGGAAGTTCTGGGTATTAAGAATGTCGGCAAGCTGGTGCCAAGCGCCGAGGATCAGAAGCCAAAAGATCCGGTGACAGAGAACATGAACGTGCTGAACGGCAAGCCGGTCAAGGCGTTTATCTATCAGGATCACGAAGCCCATATCGCCGTGCATCAGGCGGCCATGCAGGATCCAAAAGTTGCGCAGCTTGTCGGTCAAAACCCGAAAGCGCAGATGATCATGGCGGCTGCGATGGCGCATATCAACGAGCATGTGGCCTTCCAGTACCGGATTGAGATTGAAAAGCAGTTGGGCGTACCGCTGCCGGACATGGACAAGCAGTTGCCGGAAGAAGTGGAAGTCGAAGTTTCTCGCATGATGGCAGCAGCGGCAGCCAAGCTGTTGCAGAAAGATCAGGCAGAGATGGCTCAACAGCAGGCGCAGCAAGCGGCTCAAGACCCGCTGGTGCAAATGCAACAACAGGAGTTGCAGCTCAAGGCGGCAGAAGTCGAGATCAAGAAGCAGAAGGTATTCATGGATGCTGCGGCAAAAGCAGATCAAATGGAGATCGAGAAGGCTCGGATCGAGGCGCAAGAGCGTATCGCAGGTGTTCAAGCCGGTGTCAAAACAGCGGCAGAGAAGGCCAGACTGGAAGCGGAGATGGAAGTCAAAGGCGTGGAAATTGGCTCGCGAATTGCCAAGGATCGCGCAGAGATGCTCCGCCCTACACCATCAAAACCGAAAGGGTAATTTATGGATAAAGCGCTTGAGGTGCTGATCAAACAGGTACGTGACAAGCGTGATCAGATAGTTGAAGCAGTGGCTAACAACGCGGCCAAAGACTTCGCTGACTATCAAAAACTTTGCGGGGAGATTCGAGGCTTATCCCTAGCAGAGGGCTACATCCTTGACCTCGCAAAGAAAATGGAGTTTTCAGATGAGTGAACTTTTAATCGCCAGTCAAGATGGCGAGACTTCGACGCTGCCAGAAACAGCCGAGGAGAAAGCAAAGCAACTGCCGGAGCCGACTGGGTATCACATCCTAGTAGCGCTTCCGCCTGCCGAGGAAAAGTTTGACAGCGGCTTAGTCAAGGCGGATTCAACCATCCACTTTGAGCAGGTGCTGGCAACCGTGTTCTTTGTAATCAAGATGGGACCAGACTGCTACAAAGATGAAAAGCGGTTCCCCAACGGCCCATGGTGCAAGGAAGGGGATTTCATTCTCGCCCGTCCGAACACCGGCACCCGCCTCAAGATTCACGGTCAAGAGTTCAGACTTTTGAATGATGACGTGGTAGAGGCCGTGGTCCAAGACCCACGCGGCATTAGCCGGGTTTAACAAAGGAGAAACACATGGCAACTATGCAGCAAGATGAATACAAGTTTCCTGATGAGGGTGGCAACGATTCCACTTCCGAGGAATTTGAGTTCGAAATTGAAGATGACACACCGCCGCAGGACAGAGGCCGCGAGCCTATGCCCAAGGAGGTTGTCGAGGAATTAGAGAACGATGAGCTTGAGGATTATTCGGAGAACGTCAAGCTTCGTCTGAAGCAGATGAAGAAGGTCTGGCACGACGAGCGCCGCGAGAAGGAGGCGGCATTACGTGAGCAGCAGGAGGCATTGGAGTATGCCAAGCGGCTGATGGCGGAGAATCAAACGCTGAAAGGTCGACTGACCCAAGGCGAACAGGTCTACGTCGAGACAGCCAAGAATGCTGCGGAGCTAGAGTTTGATGCGGCCAAGAAAGCGTACAAAGAAGCGTACGATCTTGGTGATGGAGACCAACTGGTCGAAGCCCAAGCACGGCTGAACACCGCGCAGTTTAGGTTGCAGCGAGTTAACGATTTTGTTCCGTCTAGACAAGATCCTGAAACTGAGGTACAAACGCAACCAAATCCAGTGCCTCGTCCTGACCACAGGGCAGTTGCGTGGCAAGAGCGCAACGAATGGTTCGGTAAGGACGAGGAAATGACTAGCTTAGCTCTGGGCTTGCATCAGAAGCTAGTCTCACAGTACGGGGCGTCATATCCGTCCACGGACGAATACTGGAAGAAGGTTGACGACACTATGCGTCGTCGATTCCCAGAGCATTTTGAAGAACGGGAAGAAGCCGAAGCGCCGGAACCAAAACCCCAGCGTGAAAAACCCGCTCCTGTCGTAGCTCCAGCGACGCGTACTACTGGCTCCAAAAAAGTCAAAGTTTCGCAGTCGGCGGTAAACGCGGCCAAGAAATTGGGCGTTCCACTGGATATGTACGTCAAGGAAATGATGAAACTGGAGGGTAGATAAATGGCTGAGAACCGTACACCACGTAATATCGAAACTCGTACTCAAGCGGAGCGTCCCAAGCAGTGGATGCCACCGGAGCTTCTGCCAGAACCAGATAAGCAGCCAGGGTACAAGTATCGTTGGATTCGCGTATTGCTTCAGGGGCAAACTGACGCTCGTAACATTTCCATGAAGTTGAAGGAAGGTTGGGAGCCGGTCAAGGTCGAGGAGCAACCGCAGTATCAACTGCTAGTCAATGGCGAAGGCAGATGGAAAGACTGCGTTCAAATTGGCGATGTGTTGTTGTGCAAGACGCCAGAGGAGTTAGCCGAGCAGCGTAATCACCATTACCTGCAACAGTCGGAACAGCAAATCAAGGCGGTGGACAACAACCTTATGCGGCAAAATGACCCACGTATGCCGCTCTTCAAGGAGTCGAATTCATCGACTTCGAGAGGTGGCGGTACTTAAACTTTTTGGAGTAAACGATGGCATATCCTACTGTATCGAAGCCTTATGGGCTTCAACCGATCAATTTGATCGGTGGTCAGGTGTACGCCGGTTCGACTCGTCTGTTCCGTATCGCGGCTGCCTACAACACCAGCATTTACTATGGTGATGTGGTCAAGCTAAACAGTGACGGCACTATCGTCAAGGATACTGGTACGACGACTGCGACTCCGGTTGGCATCTTTGTTGGCTGCACTTACACGAACCCGTCCACCCAGCAGAAGCTGAACTTCCAGTCTTACACTGGCGGTACTAATGCTCCTGACATCCAGGCTTACATTGTGGATGACCCGGATGTTCTGTTCAAAGTGGCTGCCGTTTCGTCCGGTACTACCGTTGCTTTCTATAGCTCGGAACAGATCGGCCTAAACGCTGCACTGGTACAGAACAATGGTTCTAACACCACTGGCGACTCGCAAGTTGCAATTCTTGGTACCTCGTTTGCCACGACTGCATCTCTGCCGATCCGTGTTGTCGATATTGTCCCTGACACGTCGAACAGCGCAAACGGCTTCTGCGAGTTCATTTGCAAATTTAACGCACCGTACATTGTTAGCACCGCGTCCATTAACTTGGCTGGCGCAAACACGGTAACCTCGACGGTTACAGGCGGTCATGCGTATCTGAACCCGACCGGCGTTTAAGGAGTAAGACATGGCTATTTCACGCGCACAATTATTGAAAGAGCTACTGCCTGGCCTGAACGCTTTGTTCGGCATGGAGTACGCTCGTTATGGTGAAGAACACAAAGAGATCTACGAAACTGAGACCTCTGAGCGTTCCTTCGAAGAAGAGACCAAGCTCTCTGGCTTTAGTGCTGCACCGGTCAAGAACGAAGGTTCTGCGATCCGGTACGACAACGGCCAGGAAGCTTGGACCGCACGATACAACCACGAAACCATCGCTCTGGGTTTCTCGCTGACCGAAGAGGCCATCGAAGATAACCTGTATGACAGCCTGTCGGCTCGTTATACCAAGGCCCTGGCTCGTGCGATGGCTTACACCAAGCAGGTTAAGGCAGCAGCAGTACTGAACAACGGCTTCTCGTCTAACTACCCCGGTGGTGACGGCGTGGCTCTGTTCAGCACAGCACACCCGCTGGTTAGCGGTGGCACCAACAGCAACACTCCGTCGACTCAAGTTGACCTCTCGGAAACCGCGTTGGAAAACGCAGTTATCCAGATCGCAGCTTGGACTGACGAACGTGGTCTGCTGATCGCCGCACGCCCACGTAAACTGGTTGTGCCTCCAGCATTGCAGTTCGTGGCAACCCGACTGCTGGAAACGCAACTGCGTCCTGGCACCAATGACAACGACGTGAACGCGATCGTTAACAACGGTTCCATCCCAGAAGGCTATACGATCAACCACTACTTGACCGATAACAACGCATGGTTCCTGACCACTGACGTTCCAAACGGCATGAAGCACTTTGTTCGTACGCCGATGTCCAATTCCATGGACGGGGATTTTGATACAGGGAACGTGAGATACAAATCACGTGAGCGTTACAGCTTTGGATTCAGCGATCCACTTGGCATGTTCGCATCGCAGGGCGCGTAATAGAAGGGGGGTGATAAACCCCCCTTTTTTTATAGATTTATGCTATAACGCAGTAAATTGTTGGGGTTTGCATGGCGCGAATCATAGGTGCTGAAAGAGCCGAAGCTTTAGCAAAAGGTAGCCAAACTTATGACACCGGCAAACCTTGCAAGCATGGACATTTTTCTCCTAGATACGTATCTACACATGCCTGCATTGAGTGCCAAAAAGCCATAGGACAGGCGTGGGCACAGGCTAATGCAGAAAAGATGAGGCAAAGCAACAAAAAGCAATATACAAAATCACCAGACAAAACGAATGCACGATATGCAAAACGTCGCGCCGCAAAAAAGCAGGCGACTCCAAAATGGGTAGGAGAAGGTGAGTTGTTTTTTTTGCAAGAAGCTTATGCTCTGGCAAAAGAACGGGAAAAAATTTTTGGGTTTAAGTGGGAAGTTGATTACATTGTTCCACTTAATAGCAAAGTAGTATGCGGATTACATGTGCCAAAAAATTTGCGTGTGGTGCCGCATATGGTAAACAGAATTAAAGGCAATAAGTTTTTGACTGAGGAGATGTCAAGCTTTCCTTTGTAGTAAAACAATCTGGAGTTTCGCTCTACTCAACTGATCCAGCAGACGACACACCGATGGGTAGAGAAATCTTTGTGTGTAAAGGAACAATTCGATGGCTGTATCTACTACCCAATCCATTTGGCGTTCGGGCGGCGGTGATAACACTCGCCAAGCCTATTGTGGCACCGGCGTCATGGCAGCAACCTTTTTCGTTGCTAACGCGGCAGTCTCTGGCAACGTTGTCGTTGCACAGGGTCAGACTGCTGAAGTCATTCTTCCTGCTAACGCTGTTGTAACGCACGTCATGATTACCGATGCTTTGACTTCGGGCACCATGAACGTTGGCTACGTGACAGTTGACGGCGCAACCAACAATGCTTCTTACCTTGCTGATGGCGCTTCTGCTGTGGCAACGATTACACCTGGCTCGACCGGCAACGGCGCAGGCCTTGGTCTTGTGATGAGCGCTACCCAGAACGTCAAGATCACAACTCAGAGCAAGAGTTCGGCTGCTGGCAACGTTGGCGGCATCATCCTCTACTACGTTACTGATCCCCTCTTTGGTCAGCAGAACAACTAATAGGGGGCCGCTATGGCTATGCAATCAGACGTACGGCCAGGTATATGCCCTGCCAACGCCACGACTGTCGTGCTTGAAGGCCGCACCCGTTTAAAGGGCGGTCTGATTCAGTACGGCACGACGGCTACGGTACAGATCAGAGATGGAGCATCCAACTTGGTGGTGTTTACAGCGCCCGGTGTGGCAGGTGTAACTCCGCTGAACATCCCTGATCAGGGCATTATTTGCAGATCCAACCTGACTGTTGTCACCAGTGTTGGTGCAAACGTGACGGTGTTCTATGGCTAAGAAGACCCCATCCCTTGCTATCGGTCGCGGCGAAAAGCTGCCCGTATCCAAGGGCGCGGGTCTGACTGCCAAAGGCAGGGCGAAGTACAACAAAGCTACTGGCAGCAATCTTAAGGCTCCGCAGCCAGAGGGTGGCGCTCGCAAGCGTTCCTTTTGCGCTCGGATGTCTGGAATGCCGGGACCTATGAAAGACGAGAAGGGTCGCCCAACAAGGAAGGCGGCTTCTTTGAAAAGGTGGAAGTGTTAACCGTGGACTTAGCATTCGTTTGGAATGGCGCTCTGTCGCTGTTCGTGGGCTTGTTTGCGTACATTGCCCATGAGAAGTTTTCCGAGCTGGCACGCATCACGATCTTGTTGAACAAGACGCGTGAGGAGATTGCGCGGGATAACGTTACAAAGGCAGAAGTAGATCGCATCACAGATCATATTGACCAGCGGTTTAATCGTCTTGAGACCAAGATAGATCAACTGATTGAGTCGCAACGGAGGGTGTTATGAAGAAACGCAAGGTTAAGCGTTACGAAGAAGGCGGCAAAACAGAGGCAGACTATAAGCGCGAGGGGTTAGCAGCCTCTAAAGGCGACAAGGTTGGATTTTTTGAACGGCTGCGTATGGGCAATATCGATTCGCCCGGTTCGGAAGCCTATTACAAATATGGCGCTGGTCGCGGCAAAATGATTGAAGAAAGCACAAAGCCTGTGCCAGAAATGGGTAGTGATTACAGCGGTCGTGGTGCTACTACACTTAGCGATACAAAAGAACTGCCAAAATCAAAAGAAGTTTCTGAAACTGTTGATTTGACAGAGCGTTTGCGTACAGCATCGCCGGGATCAAATATCCGACGCATGGATGGTGCGGGTGGGTATACATCCCCTGTGGCCGAAGAAGCAAAGGAAGAGCGAAAAGTAAAACCTAAACCCAAGAAGTCAAAGCTTCAAGTGCAAAATGAAATGGCCAGAAGAATGGCCAGAGGCTATGCAAAAGCTGCTAACTCCGAAGCAACTAGAGCAACTGGCAGTGGCGCATCTAGATTTCCAGTTAGAGAAGATTTGGAATACACAACAAAAACTGGCACCGGCGCTTCAGGGTTTAAAAAAGGTGGCAAAGTTTCCGCATCATCTCGTGCTGATGGTATTGCCCAGCGCGGCAAGACTCGTGGGAGGATCTGCTGATGCCTAAAAGAGATCCAGTTCGCGGTATGCAGCCGATGGATGAGTACACCCGCGCAAGAGGTAGCGACATCGCCGACCAATCTAAGATGGATAAAGCCTTAGATGTTGCTGGAAGTGGTCTAGCACTTGCGGGAATAAGTAGCCTTCCAATTTATGCGGCGAAAAGAATAAGCGACGCGAAGAAGAGAACTGAACAAGAAAAGCCTCAAAAGTCTGGCATGGAGCTTGAGATCGAGAACGCTAGGAAAGACCGACGGGTAAAAGAAGAGTATGAGGCGTATGAGAAATCAAAAGGCATGAAATCTGGCGGCAAAGTTAGTTCTGCTTCTGCCCGCGCCGATGGCTGCGCTCAACGCGGTAAAACCAGAGGGAAAATGGTATGAGAAAGCGTCGGAAGTTTGCTGATGGTGGTGTTACTGGCGGCCAAGTGCAGCAGCCCACCTATCCGTTCTATGGCAACCAACCGCAGGCTGGCGGTCAGAGCGGTGGGATGAATCAGACGTTCAACATGCAGCCGCAAGCTATGTCTGGCCCGAACGATCAGATGACGCAGCGCTTTGCCAAGGGCGGACAAGCCAAGGTTAAAACTGTGATGAAAGAGTTCAAGTCTGGCAAGTTAAAGTCATCGTCAGGTCAGAAAGTAACCAACCCCAAGCAGGCCATCGCCATCGGTCTTTCCGAAGCTGGCCTTTCCAAGAAAGCCAAAGGAGGCGAAATGAAAGAGTCAAAAGCAATGGTCAAGAAGGAAGTGTCGTTCATGAAAAAGAAGGGCGCTCCTAAGTCAATGGTCAAGCACGAGATGGCCGAGGCTGGCATGAAGTACGGCGGCAAGGTCAAGAAGATGGCGATGGGTGGTATGGCTGCATCCAAGATGGGTTCAGTTAAAACTGCTGCTCCTAGCAAAGATGGCGTCGCATCGCGCGGCAAAACCAAGGGCACCATGGTTAAGATGGCTGGCAACAAGGGCATGAAAAAAGGCGGCTACTGTTAATTACGGAGCGTGATATGAAGAAGGTTAAGAAAATGGCTTTAGGTGGTTCTTCGTTGGGCTTATTTGGCGGAGCCGCTACCAAGGGCGGCAGAGGATTTAGGCCAACACAGGCAAAAACTCTACCGAACCGTGCGATGCAAGTTTCTCCACAAACCACACAACAGATAGCCGCCCCTACTAGGCTGGGCCAATCTCTTGGCGGTCTTGGTGCTGGTTCACAGGCAGCGCTCAAGCAGTTTGTGCCCGGAATGCAAAACGCATCTCTTGGAAACGTTTCCGGCCTTCAAAAAGTTAAATCAGGATTGAAATCCATAATGAAGAAGGGTGGCGCAGTAAAGTCCGCTTCTTCTCGTGCTGACGGTATTGCCCAAAAAGGTAAGACAAAAGGTAGGATGGTCTGATGAGACCATCTCGCGGCATGGGGGATATCAACCCCAGCAAGATGCCAAAAGCGAGGGTAAAACCTCGTCGGGACAATACTGACTTTACGGAATATGCCAAGGGCGGTTCCGTGCGGTTAGGTAAGCCGTCGGTGGAGGATGCTGTGCGTGGCGCTGCCAAGCGGTCAAAGGTCAACGCTGCTGGCAACTACACCAAGCCCGGGCTGCGTAAGAAGATTGTGTCTCAGGTAAAGGCCGCAGCAACGCATGGCACCCGTGCAGGCCAGTGGTCAGCCCGTAAAGCGCAGTTGGTGGCTAAGAAGTACAAAGCCGCTGGCGGCGGGTACAGAGACTAGTATGAAAGCCCCACAACAGTCGCTTAAAAACTGGGGAGACCAGAAATGGCGCACAAAGAGTGGCAAGCCATCTTCGAAGACTGGCGAAAGGTACCTGCCAGAAGGCGCTATCAAAGCTCTAAGCCCAGCCGAGTATGCCGCCACGACGAAGGCAAAGCGGGCAGGGAAGAAAGCAGGAAAGCAGTTTGTTAAACAGCCCAAGGGTATAGCACAGAAGACTGCGAGATTTAGGTAATGGCATACACCACTTCTACAACGACGTTCAATCCAACCGTCAACGAAATCTTCGAAGAAGCTTTCGAGCGTTGCGGTCTTGAGATGCGTACGGGCTACGATTTTCGTACCGCTCGGCGCAGCTTGAACTTGTTGCTGACGGAGTGGGCAAACCGTGGCATCAATTTATGGACTATCGAGTCGGCAACGATTCCGCTTGTACAAGGGCAGATTACCTATGATCTACCTATTGACACCGTGGATCTTCTGGAACATGTTATTCGAACTAATCCCGGTCAGATTGGCACCCAGTCAGACATCAACATCAACCGAATCTCTGTCTCGACCTACGCGACGATCCCGAACAAGCTCACGCAAGGGCGTCCGATCCAAGTCTGGATAAACCGTCGTAGCGGCCAGACAACAGACGTGCCGGGCGCAACACCGCAGAATCCGCAGATCAACGTTTGGCCGTCACCAGATCAGGGAACGGCACAGACTCCGTACTACTACTTCGTGTACTGGCGGCTGCGCAGAATGTTTGACGCAGGCAACGGTGTAAACGTTGAGGACATCCCATTCCGCTTTCAGGAGGCCATCATCTGCGGGTTGGCATACCGGTTGGCGATGAAGGTTCCTGGTGGTCTGGAGCGCATTCAGTTTCTGAAGGCGCAGTATGACGAGGCGTGGGAGATGGCGGCTGGCGAGGATCGGGAAAAAGCACCGGATAGACTGGTGCCACGCATGATCACATATAGGTGATGTATGCCTAGCAAGTACGCTAGTGGTAAAAAGAGTATTTCAGAGTGTGACCGGTGTGGTTTCCGGTATCAGCTCAAAGTGTTGAAGACGCTGACGATCAAGACGAAGAACGTCAAGATCAAGGTGTGTCCGACTTGCTGGGAACCTGACCAGCCGCAGCTAAGTTTAGGTCTTTACCCGGTTTCAGACCCCCAAGCGGTACGGGAGCCAAGGCCGGATTTGTCGTACTGGCAGTCTGGTATGACGGGGTTGCAGGCAGACTACAACTCTGGCACAAACATCTTGCAGGATGGATTCCCCGGTGGTGGTAGCCGGATCTTGCAGTGGGGTTGGGCACCGATAGGTGGGTCTAGGGCGAATGATGCAGGGTTGACACCGAACAACTTGGTGGCGCAAACGACGGTAGCAAACGTGACTATCAACTAGGAGTGAATGATGGACAAGAAGTCAATGCAGACGGTAGCTGACAAAGCAGTCAGAGGGCACGAGAAGCGTATGCACAAAGGCATGAAAAAGGGTGGCGTAACCACCGCTGATCTGAAAAAATACGGGCGCAACGAGGCTCGCATTCAGAACCAAAAAACCAAGTGAGGCTGACATGGCAAAGTACTCAATGAAAAAGGGTGGGAAAGAGGTTGGTCCCGCTTCGGTTTATGCGCCTCCTCACACGATGACTGGCAAGTCTGTGTCTGCCAAGCTGAAGAAGATGGTAGATCCCAACAACATCGCTGTTGACAAGCTGGGTCCACGCACGGCTGTGCAGCGCGTGTCTGCGGGCGATCCTGGTCGGGAAGACACCAAGACTACCGGCATCAAGATTCGCGGCACGGGCGCGGCTACCAAGGGTGTAATGGCTAGGGGTCCGATGGCATGACGTACACGGAGTTGGTCGCGGCTATTCAGTCGTACACGGAAAACTACGAACAGGAGTTTATCTCCTACATTCCGACGTTTATCCGTCAGACGGAGACTCGTGTCTACAACACGGTGCAGGTTCCTGCGCTGCGTGCAAACAAGACCGGCATTCTGTCGACCAACAACAAGTACCTGTCTGCGCCAAGTGATTTCCTAGCGGTGTACTCGTTGGCTGTGGTTGAGAACTACGGCACTGCGACCGAGGAGTATTACTACCTGCTGAACAAGGATGTGAACTACATTCGGGCTGCTTACCCTACGCCAGCGGATACAGGATTGCCGCAGTACTACGCAATCTTTGGTCCGTCGACCACCAGCAATGTGGTGACAGACGAGCTGACGTTTATCTTGGGTCCGACGCCGGATGCTGCATACACGGTAGAGCTGCACTACTACTATTACCCAGAGTCAATCACGACTGCGCCAGACGGACGCACATGGCTGGGTGACAACTACGATCCGATACTGCTATATGGCAGCTTGCGCGAGGCGTACTTGTACATGAAGGGTGAGCAGGATTTGATTGCCAACGTCGAGGCCAAGTACAACGAGGCTATGGGTCAACTGAAACGTCTGGGCGATGGTATGGAGCGTCAGGACGCATACCGTAGTGGTCAGGTTAGGGTGAGGGTTACATGACGATTTACCAAGGTCTGACTACTAAGTTCAAGGTGGACATTCTGAATGGCCGCCAGAACATTGCGTCGGACACTTTGAAGATGGCTTTGTACGACGGGTATGTAGAGCTAGATCAGAACACAAATGAATACACTCCGACCAACGAGATTACTGGTGCTGGGTACGTGGCTGGTGGTCAGACGTTGGCAAACGTTACCGTCAACTCGACCAGTAACGGTATTGTGTATGTGAGCTTTGATAATGTGGTGTGGAACCCGGCACAGTTTGTAACTAGAGGGGCGTTGATATACAACTTCACTCGAGCAAATGCGTCGGTAGCCACTTTGGATTTTGGTAGTGACAAGACGCAGGCTGGCAACGGCACGTTTTCTGTAGTGTTGCCACCTGACACGGCGTCGAGTGCGCTGATACGTATTAATTGAGGAGTAGCTATGAGCATTGAAACTTCTAAGTCAAGCGAAACCGTCAACGGCGCTCTCGCCCGTAAAACAGGCTTTGATGAGAAGCTGTCGGCAGGCGGTGTGTTTACCGTCACTTGCTATGACAGCGAGGGTAACGAAAAGTGGGTAGATATTTGCCCGAACCTCGTTGTGAATGTCGGCTTGCAAGACATGAACAACAAGTACTTCACCGGCAGTACCTACACGGCTGCTTGGTATGTTGGTCTGGTTAACGGCACATCAGCTAGTACCACGTTCTCTGGCGGCGATACTCTGCCAACCCATCCGGGCTGGGATGAGAACACAGATTACACGGGCAACCGAAAGGCGGCTGCGTTTGGTGCGGCAACGTTGGCAGATCCATCAAACATCAACAATGCGTCTTCTGTTGCGTCATTTACCATGAACGCAAATGCGACGATTGCTGGCGCGTTCCTGGCTAACGTAGCGACCGGCACATCTGGCCTACTGTTCTCGGTGTCTGACTTCCAAGCGCCTGGCGACCGTACGGTGGTGAGCGGTGACGTTCTGAACGTTACCTACTCTTTCAACCTTGACGCGACCTAATAGGAGCCAAATATGCACAAGAAGGGTGATGTTGTAAGGCTCAAGGGAGTCGTTCCGCAAGGTCCTGTTGCATCCATGCGTATGGACGAAGACGGCACTGTATGGTGCCTGCTGGAGTGGACTGGTGACAATGGTCAGGTTCATTCACGCTGGTTTAGGGATGAAGATTTGGAGTCTGCGGAGTAATATGTGGCAATCGTTGAGGGCGGATTTAGTAGTGGAACATGGGGCGAGGCCGGTTGGGGTTGCTCCGTCTACTACCCTGTCATTTCGAACGGCGGCTGGGGTAACGGCCCGTGGGGATCAGACGGTTGGGGGCTAGGTAATGGCGGTTTAATTACCGCATCGGATAGTGTCAACACAGTAGGTTCGGCTCCGGTAGCGGTTTTCATATCGGAGTCGGTTCGAACTGTAGATGTAGTTGCTGCCAACTTAACGATGGCGGTAGCGGTAACAGAAGCGGTAAACGCAGCAGATCAAGTGGTACGCAGGGTTGCGCTGCCCGGCTTGGTGTCTGAATCGGCATCAATTACCGATACAGTTAGCAGTCTGGTGGTGTTTACAAACTCGGTATCCGAGTCGGCAGCGGCGGTAGATGCGGTAGCAGCGAAGGCAGATTTTGGCGTAGCAGTGCGCGAAACGGCAAGCGCAAGCGATACGGTTCGTGTGTTTGCAACGGCATTTAGGAATATTGGTGAAAGCGGCAACGTAGCTGACACAGTTTCAAGCGGCGTTGTATTTACAAGTGTTGCAAGTGAAACGGCAAATATAGCGGATCCAATTAGGTCGGGTTTTGGAATTGCAGCAAGGGTGTCTGAAACGCTACAAATAGCAGACACAGCAAATGTCACAAGAATTACGGTAGGAGAAATTGTTGAATCTGTAGCTACCGAGGACATGTTCAGCGCGTTAGCTCAGTTCATGGTCAAGATTACAGAAGACGTTGCAGCAGCAGATGAGGATCAAACACGGTTTATATCTCAAGTTGCTGTAACGGAAGGCGCAAAAGCTTCGGATGTTATTAGTTGCAGATACCTGTGGGAACTAATAAATGATAGTCAGACGGCTGATTGGGTCGAGATTAACAATCCGCAGTCGCCTGGCTGGGGAAGTTTGAGCACGACAGACAACACAAGCTGGACGCTCATAAACACCATTTAGTAAGGAAAGATCATGGCAAGTACATATTCCCAGCTAAAGATCGAGCTGATCGGCACTGGCGACCAGGCGGGTACGTGGGGTGCAACCACGAACGTCAACTTGGGCACGGCTCTGGAAGAAGCGATTACCGGCAACGCGACGGTAACGTTTGTTAGCTCGAACGCTGCGATTGCACTGATAGATACGAATGCGACGCAGACTGCTCGTAACCTGCGGTTGATTCTAGGCGGCACGACTGCTGGGACGCAGACCTTGTTTGTGCCTGCGATTACCAAGCAGTATCTGGTAACGAACAACCTGTCGAATCCGGTGGTGATTTCCAACGGGTCGAACGCAGCACCGACGGGCACGACGGTGACTGTGCCAGCAGGCCGGTCGATGTCGGTATTCAATAACGGCACCAGTATTACCGAAACTGTTACCTACGTCACAGAGTTTGCTGCTTCCAACGTCACGATTACCAACCCGCTGACTGTTTCTAGCGGCGGCACGGGCAGGGCAAACCTGACACTGGGCAGTGTGGTGGTTGGCAACAACACCGGCACGGTGACGCTGGTTGCGCCTGGTACGGCAAACAATGTGCTAACAAGTAACGGAACGCACTGGGTCAGCCAGACTCCTGCTGCGTCTGGCATCACCACGGGCAAAGCCATCGCTATGGCTATGATCTTCGGATTTTAAGGAGTTATTAAAATGGCAAACCCTAATATTGTTAACGTCACGCAGATCTACGGTCAGACCACATATCTGACGCCTGCAAACACGTCTAACTTTGTACTCGTTACCAACGCGGTCAACTCTGGCAACGTTTTCAAGCTGGATCAGATTGTGGCTGCGAACCAGACCAACACGGCGGCCAACTGCACGGTGATGATTTACACCAGCGGCGGCGTCGTGGCGGGTAACGCTGTGGTGGTGACATCGGCTAACGCGTTCCCGATTGCATCAAACATTTCTGTTCCTGCGTTTGCGTCGCTGATTGTGATGGACAAGACGACGGCCACTTATCTGCTGGAGGATAAGGCTGTCATCGTTGCCAGCGGCACGAACAACGCAATATCCTTCTCGGTAAGCTACGAACAGATCAGCTCGTAAGGAGCGGCGATGGCGATTCACGGGTATCCCGGCAACATTATCAGCGCGACTTCGCCGCTGTACACGCCCGGCTTTGCGTCCGGCATTTGGAATCTTGGCTCGTGGCCTAGAGGGGTAACTATTATCCAGACGTTCCTAGCGTCAGGTACGTGGACTGCGCCTGCGGGTGTGACGGCTGTTGATTACCTTGTGGTTGCTGGTGGTGGCGGTGGTGGATCGAATATAAACGGAGGAAGTCTTGGATGCGGCGGTGGTGGCGCTGGTGGATTTAGGACTGGTACTGCTTTTAATGTAACCCCAGGCGCAACTTACGCAATTACCGTTGGAAGCGGTGGAGCCGCATCTGCTCTTGGTGGTAACTCAGTATTCTCACTAATCACATCAAACGGTGGTGGTTTTGGCTCTGGTTCTAGCGCTGGAAGTAATGGAGCTTCTGGTGGTGGTGGCGGAGCTGGAACAGCAGGGGCTAGTTCTGGATCGATTGGAAATACTCCTGCTACATCCCCATCGCAAGGAAATAATGGCGGCAATGGATCAGTTACATCCAAAGGTGGTGGTGGCGGCGGAGCAGGCGAGGCTGGAAAAAATGCTGGCGCAAGTCCTGGTGGTGGTGGTAACGGTACAGCATCATCTATTTCTGGGTCATCTGTAATTTACGCTGGCGGTGGTGGCGGCGGAAGAGATGATGGCGGTCAGCCGGGCGGTCCTGGTGGTACAGGCGGGGGTGGTAACGGAGGTTATCAACCTGGTCAAGGTGGTGGTTGGCCCGGAACAGCAAACACTGGCGGCGGCGGTGGCGGGGCAGGAGGAACTTCGGTTAGCCCGACGTTAATTCCAGCAAGTCCCGGCGGCTCTGGTATTGTCATCCTACGCTACACAGCACCTAATCAGTCTATCTTTGTGTTCAACTCTACTGCCAACTGGGTTGCTCCTGTCGGCGTGACCAGCGTGGACTATCTGGTTGTGGCTGGTGGTGGCGGTGGTGGTGCAACTGGCGGCGGTGGTGGCGCTGGTGGATTTAGGACTGGAACCGCATTAGCTATAACTGCTGGAACACAATACACCATTACAGTTGGTGCTGGTGGTGCTGGAAGTAGTGCTGGAGTTAGAGGATCAAACGGCGCGGATTCAATTTTTAGCACAATTACATCAACGGCTGGCGGGGGAGGTGGATCTTATACTTCTGCCCCAAATGCAGCAAATAACGGTAGTGCTGGTGGCTCTGGAGGAGGAGCATCAAACAACGATCCTAGTGCCGGAACAGGTGGCGCTGGCAACACGCCTAATTTTAGTCCATCGCAAGGCAACAACGGTGGTAATGCTAGTCGAGGCGCATCTTGGGGTGTTGCTGCTGGCGGAGGCGGCGCTTCGGCTGCGGCGGCAAATGCCGCAGGAGGTGGCGCTGGCGCTTCTACTGCTGGCGGCGCTGGCACGGCCTCGTCAATTACAGGCTCATCTTTCACCTATGCTGGAGGTGGCGGCGGTGGCGGTCAATCAACCAATCCAAATGGAAATTTAGGTGGAAATGGCGGAAATGGTGGTGGAGGCAAGGGTGGCGACGGAGTGGCAACATCTTCTTTGGGCTCAAACGGAGTTGCAAATACTGGCGGCGGTGGGGGTGGTGGCGGATTTTCAGTGCCTACTCAAGCAAACGGCGGCTCTGGCGGCTCTGGTATTGTCATCATCAAGTGCAATCAATAAGGTAAGACATGAGTGATTATCCCGGCAGAATAATGACGCGTGCGCCGGTCATACCGAGCACGACGCAGGCATCTGGCATCTGGACGCTACAGCAGGCATTACAGGCTATAAAAGCAGGCGTGTGGCCGGGCATACCCACCAACACGGTGGTGCTGTCATTCACAAGCTCCGGCACATGGACATGCCCTGACGGTGTGTCGCAGGTGAACTACCTAGTGGTGGCAGGTGGCGGCGGTGGTGGTTCTCGTTACGGTGGCGGCGGAGGGGCAGGCGGGCTTATAACTGGCACAGGTTTTCCTGTGGTGCCCGGCACAACATATCAAATTACTGTTGGAGCAGGTGGCGCTGGAAATACAACCACAGGAACTGCTGGGGTTGGCTCAAACGGCGGCAACTCTATATTTAGCGCGATTACATCTAATGGCGGCGGCGGCGGTGGTGGAAACAGCGTTGGCATACCAGGTGGTTCTGGTGGTGGCGGTTCTGGTACTTTTGCTGGCGGTAATGGAAATACGCCATCAATTTCTCCATCGCAGGGAAATAATGGTGGCGCTGGTTTTGCAACTGCTCCCAGTCTTTTTTTAGGCGGCGGTGGCGGAGGAAGTGGGGCAGTAGGAGTTGCTGCCGTCTCAAGTCTTGCTGGCAACGGTGGGAATGGAACAATATCTACTATTGCTGGTTCTAGTATTACTTATGCTGGCGGCGGTGGTGGGGCAGACTTTAATGCCAACAATCGTGGTTTAGGCGGAACAGGCGGTGGCGGTAATGGAGCAGGAACGTCTGCTGGCTCTAATGGCTCTACCAATCTTGGTGGAGGCGGCGGTGGTGGAAGTGGAACTTTAGGCGGCTATAGCGGCGGCAGCGGCATTGTCATTATTAGATACCTAGCCCCACAGACAGGCGCAGTGACATTCCAAGCTTCTGGCACATGGACTGCTCCACCCGGTGTGACAAGCGTGGACTACCTAGTAGTAGCAGGTGGCGGTGGTGGTGGAAATGGTGGTGGTGGCGGTGGTGCTGGCGGTTTTAGAACTGGCGCTGGTCTGCCAGTATCAAGTGGCGCTCAATATACGATTACCGTTGGAGCAGGTGGCGCTGCCCAAACTTCTGGCAGCAATTCTATTTTTGGCGGACTTACATCTAATGGTGGTGGCAGAGGTGGCGGCAGGAATAATAGCCCACTATCTGCATCTGGTGGTTCTGGCGGTGGCGGAGGAATTATAGGGGCTGCTCTATCTCCGGGTGGCGCAGGAAATACACCGTTAACGTCTCCATCCCAAGGAAATAATGGCGGCGACAACTTTGGTTCAGGGCCTAATTTTGGCGCTGGCGGAGGCGGCGGAGCGTCTGCTAGTGGCGGTGGTGGAACTTCAACAGCAGGTGGCAACGGCGGCGCTGGCAGTACTTCCTCAATGAGTGGAGTGTCAGCCACGTATGCTGGCGGCGGCGGTGGTGGCTCTTTTTCAGGCGGTGCAGCAGGAATTGGCGGTTCTAGCATCGGAGGAAATGGAACCAACGGAAGCGCAACCGCAAGTGCTGGTGTGGTAAACACAGGCAGTGGTGGCGGTGGTGGCGGCGGCGATCCGTCAGGTACTGGTGGTGCTGGTGCTTCAGGTGTTGTTATCCTAAAACTAAACACATAAAAGGACTTATGGACAGCAAAATCTACATGATGGTAGGGATTGATACAGCGATGCACTTGCTACGTCCGGGCGCTCGTTGGGAGATCACCAACAACTTCTTCAGCGTATGGGATGACCCACGTTCTTGCCCAACGATGGAAGAAGTGCATGACACCATGGAAAAGATTAAAGCTTTCGAAGACAGCATCAACACCATCTGGACTGACGAGCAGGTTGCCCAGATCACAGGTCAGCAGCGCGAGTACGACAAGGCGGTGAACGGATGAATATCCAGAACCTTTTTCCCCTGCCTATCGGGTTCGCCCGACTCGGTCGTGATCTGACCAAGACAGAGCTGGACTTTATCCTCGGCCAAGAGCGCTACGCTAACGAAGGCAACACCACCAGCGCCGACCGCAAAATACTGGTTGGCAAAGAATTGACAGACATCCGCGACTTTATCGAAGACGCGATGTTGGAATACTTTAAGACGGTGCATGATCCTAAAGGTGACGTATCCCTGTACATCACGCAGTCGTGGTCGAACTACACAGAGCCGGGACAGTATCACCACAAGCACGCGCACCCGAACAGCTTTATCAGCGGTGTGTTTTACCCGCAGGCTGACAGGCTGGTAGACAAGATTTACTTTTACAAAAGCGGCTACGAGCGTATCAAGCTACAGCCAGAGACATGGAACCACTGGAACTCTGAAAGCTGGTGGTATGAAGTTGGCGCAGGTGATTTGATTCTGTTCCCATCTCATCTTGAGCACATGGTGCAAACGAAGGTGGGCGACGAAACCCGTGTCAGCATCGCATTTAATACCTTTCTCAAGGGACACATCGGTGTCGATGAGAGCTTAACTGGACTGCAATTAGGAGAAGAATGATGGCTCACTTCTGTGAACTTGGCCCAAACAATGAGGTTCTGCGCGTCATCGTCGTTGACAATCGCGACACCTCTGATGCAAGCGGCATTGAGAAAGAACATATCGGCGCTGCTTTCTGCGAGCGTCTCTTGGGTGGCCGCTGGGTACAGACCAGCTACAACGGGAACAAGCGCAAGAACTACGCCGGTCAGGGTTACATATTTGACGAGCAACGTGATGCGTTCATCCCGCCCAAGCCGTTTGCAAGCTGGGTGTTGATTGAAGAAACCTGCCAGTGGAAAGCGCCTGTGGATGCGCCCAACGACGGCCAGATGTATTCATGGGATGAAGCTACGACTTCGTGGAAAACACAAGAAACTGCTTGAGGTAAATCATGGATGCTGAACTGCAAAAGGTAAAGCTGGAAGCAGAGGTTGAGCTTGCCAAGCTAGAAGCCACGTCTCCTGCCAAAGAGGTGGCTGGTAAAGCTATCGGCAAGTTTGGGCTGGCTGCGATTGTGTCTATTGTGGTTATCGGCGTCGTGGCAAGCTTGTGGTTGGAAGAGTCCAAGATGGCGGCTGTAATGGGACTGCTAGGCGCTTCGTTGACTGCGTTAATTCAGATGTTAAACGGCATCGCTGGATCTGCGCCAAAGCAAGACAAACCAGAGTTTGAGGTAATGAAACAGTTGATTGACAAGCTAGACCGCCTCGACCGCAAAGAACCATCTATGCAGGTGGATGTGGAAGATGGAAAAGTTACCGTCAAGCGTGGCGATGACAAGGTTATTGCGGAGACTAAATGATTCCATTACTTGCACCGATTCTGACGCAGCTTGCGGGCGCTGGCTTGCAGAAAGTTGCCGACTCCGTTCTTGACAAAGGCTTGCAGCACGTTGAGGAAAAGCTCGGCATTAAGCTGGAGCCTAACGAGAACGGCGTGCTGGACGACGG